GGTGATCCTCGCCGCGCGCGGGTACCTGTTCCCGGGGCAGATCGGCGGGCACGTGTCCGCGGCGCACGTCGGCAAGCTCGTGTCGGGGTTGCTGCCCGACCGGTGGACGACGCACACGCTGCGGCACCGGTTCGCGACCCGCGCCTACGCGATCGATCACGACCTGTTCACGGTGCAGGAGCTGCTGGGCCACGCGTCGGCGGACACCACGCGCCGGTACGTGCTCGTGCCCGACGACGCGAAGCGCCGACTCGTGGCGGCCGTGGCCGCGTAGTCGGCGCTCCGCGCGTCGTCAGCTCGCGATGAGGCGGCCGACGAGGTCGACCAGGACCCCGCCGGCCGCGACGACGACGGCGAGCACGGCCCACCACGGTGCCCGCTTCGGGGCGGTGTCGGAGCGGACGGCTGCGAGGTCGGCGCGGAGCTGCCCGATCTCGCGGCCGTGGCTGTCGAACCGGCCGTCCACGAGGGTGTTCCGCTGGGTCCATTCGCCGCGCGAGACCTGCCCGGTGCGCTGTTCGGCGAGGTCGGTGCGTAGGTCGCGCACGTCCTCGCGGAGGTCGTCCAGGCGGGAGACGACGACGTCGAGGCTCAGGTCTGTCACCCCTCGCCCTCGCTGTCGTCGTCGGTGACGTCGTCGGGGGCGGGCAGGTGCACGGTCGCGACGACCCCGGCCACGGCGGCGGCGAGCCCGGCGAGCTGCTGGAGCCACTGGGTGAGCTGGTCGACCCGGGACGCGGCGTCGGCCGCGACGTCCGGGGCGACGAGCGGGCCACCGGCGATCACGAGCCCCGCGACGACGAGCACGACGTACAGGGCGCGGCGGGCGCCCCGGGGCATCTTCGCGATGCGGGCGCGGATCGCGCTCACAGCTCGACGCCGTACGTCGCCAGGGCGGCCTGCGTGGCCGGGCCCGCGACGCCGTCGACGGTGAGCCCGGCGCGCTCCTGGAACTCGCGGACCACGCCCTCGGTCGCGGGACCATAGGACGAGTCGACCTTGAGGTCGGAGTACGCGGGAAACTTCGCGTTGAGCCCCTGCTGGAGCCGCTTGACCTTCGCGCCCTTGGACCCGAGCTTGAGCACGGTCACCTTGCCGGTGGACGGCTTCGCGGGCGCGGGCGTGGTCTTGGGCTTGAGCCCGGCGACGCGGACGCCGTTGACGTCCTCGGCCCACCCATCGATCACGTACCCGAGACGGGTCCAGTACGCGAGGTCGGTGGTGTGGGGGTGTCGAAGGGACGAGTCGGTGGAGCGGAGCCTGCCGCCCGTGAGGAGCCCGACGTGCCCGGCGGCCTCGCCGGGGCGGTGCATGTGCACGATCGCGCCGTCCGGGGCGCCGGTGAGGGCGGCGCCGGGGTGCTTGTGCTCGGCGTGGGTCCACGCCTCGTGGGCGGTCGCGTACTTCGCGCCGATGTTGTACGCCTCGCGCACGTACTTGAGGCAAAGGCCGTTGTACCCGGTGTCGTGGGCGTCGGCCCACGCGAGGGCCTGGGCGGGGGTTCGGGTGGTCATGGTGGGGTGTCCTTTCAGGTGGGGGCTTAGACGGCGACGCGCCACTTCGCGACGCCACGAACGCGCGTCATCGCGACGGCGGGCGAGACCGCTCGGAGGTCCCCGGAGTTCGACATGTAGGCGCTGGCCTGCGGGCGCGCGGTCGCGGGGTCGAAGTACGCGGACGCGGGGATGATGGGGAAGGCCGACGACGGCCGGTAGATCGCGGGCAGCATCGAGCTGGTGAGCTTCACGTCCGACGTGACCGACCCGGACACGTCGAACTGAACCTCGACGTCTCGACCAACTGCGGTCCACGACACGGCGCCGCTGAAGCCGAGCGCGAGGGTGAGAGTGCCGGACGCGGAGACGGCGGCGGCACCGGACGGGACGTCGGGGTTGAGGATGTCGTTGACGTCCTCGGCGGCGAGGACCTCGCCGTCGGTCCACGTCTTGATCTTCGCCATCAGGACACGCTCCAGGCTTGCAGGGTGAGGGTCACGAGCCAGCGCTCGGGGACGGTGGTGATGTCGTGGCGGATCCCGATGATCCGGTTCTGCTGGTCGGTGATCTCGCCGTTGGTGACGAGCACGAGGTCGAACACGTCGAGGGAACAGGCGACGTCGACGTCGTTCGTCGCGTCGTAGGTCAACTGGGAGAACCGGATGGCGGGCTTGGCGTTGTCGCGGGTGTACTCGGCGACGAGGTCACCGGCCGGGTCCGAGGTCGGGACGGCGTCGGTGTCGGGGTCGCCGGGACCGGTCTCCAGGGTGGTGTCGAGGTCGGCGTGCCGGACCCCGTAGGTCGCGGCCGACGTCCGGTTCGTGAACGGCCCGAGCGCCTGGTCGTTCGCGACCCACTGCCCCTGATCGTTGAGGACGGCGTCGTGGTTGTTGAACGACAGGTCGTTCACGAGCGCCCTCGTGTCGTAGGTCCGCACGAGGTCGGTATAGAACCGGACGGCGGGGTTGTAGTCGGGGTCCAGGCCGTCGGACCCGTCGGTGAACGACAGCCGGACCGGGCGTTCCTGCGCGGACCAGTTCGACGCCTCCACCCGGATCACGTTGTCTCGGTCGACGTACCAGCGCCCGGCGCTCGTGTTCACGGCGAGCTGCAGGTGCTTGTCCAGGGTCGACTCGTAGACGGTGCGCGAGCACACCGGCCAGTACGTGTCGGGGGACGTCCCGGGCGCGAACTCCCACGCCCCGGGATAGGAGGCCATGATCCGGCGGACGCGGTCGGCCCACCGGTCGATCCCGAGGGCGCCGTTCCGGCTGATCCCGGCGAGGTCGCGGACGGCGTCGACGCACGGGATGTTCGCCATGAACTGCACGGGCCGGGGGTCGGTGGGCTTGCGCCAGGTGTCGGTGAGGTCGGCGACGGCACCCGTGTAGGCGACGGTGCCGGTGAGCTTCGACCGGAACCTGATGGGGAGGTTCGGGCGCAGGCCGAGCCCGGGCGGGGCGTCCTGGGGTGCGCGGACGGTGAGGTTCGCGGTCCCGACCTGGGTGGTGGTCTCGACGCCGTCGGTGTCGGCGCCGCGGTCGATCGTCAGGCCGGTGGCGTCGGGCAGGTAGTCGGTCCAGGCGGTCGCGGTCGCGCGCGAGCCGAGTTCCCCGGTGCCGAGCTCGTCGGTGTCGAGGCGGAACCCGGTGTCGCCGGGGGTGAGGACCTGGAACTCGAGCTGGTCGATCAGGTGCCGGTCATCGACGCGGTAGATCGCGAACCGGTCGATGTAGACCGGCCATGCGGGGTCGGACATCGTGAGGTACCGGAACGCCGGGGTGATCGGGGTCGACGTCGTGTCGACGTCGAGCGCGACGAGATACCGTTCGGCGACGTTCGAGTGCACGGCGCCCGCGGACAGGAAGAACGACGCCTCGGGCGCGCACGCGCCGACCTCGTTGATCGCCGACGCCTGGTCGACCTCGACCACGAGCACGAACCGGCCCGGCTCGGCGTCGACGGCCTCGCGGATCATGGCGCCGTCCACGGACCCGGGGTCCGCGATCAGGCGCAGGCGCCCGCCCTCGACGGTCATGGCGGCGCCGTTCCCGGTCGAGGTCCACGCGGCGGCCTCGGTCGCGTCGAACGTGTCGGCGGTCAGCTCGTAGATCAAGCCCACGCGAGCCTCCCACCCGAGCGCACGAACTCGCCGATCACGCCCGCGACCTCGCGACCGAGCGCGACCCGGTCGGTGCCCGGGGTCGCGGTCACCTGCACGGTGACGTTGACGGTGGTGCCGCCGAGCCCGGGGTACCGGTCGAGGGGGATCACGGCCTCACGCCCGCCCGGGTTGTCGCCGATCATCGCGAGCGTCGGACCCGTGGTGATGCCGCCGCGCGCCAGGTAGGGAATCTGCGGCACGCGGATCGTGCCCCCGCCCACGGTGTGCCCGAACGCCGAGAACGACGGGATCGTGAACGATAGGCCGTTCCACCGGCCGATGATCCAGTTGATCGCGTTCTTGAACGCGTCCCGGATCCCGTTCCACATGCCCGACGCGGCCGACGCGACCTTGCCGGGCATCCCCTTCACGAAGTTGACGACGGACCACAGGCGCCCCTTCACGCCGCCGCCACCGGACGAGTACGACCCGACGACGGCGGACAGGCCGGACGTGATCCCGTGCCAGATGCCTCGCGCCCCGGCGGTGACTTTGCCGGGCATTCCCTTCACGAAGTCGACGGCCTTACCGAACCACGTCGACACGCTATTCCACACCGACTTGACAGCCGGTATGAAGGTGTTCGTGAAGAAGTCGGACACCTTCTTGACGGCGGTCTTGATCGCGTTGAACACGCCGGTCACGATCGCCTTGCCGAGCTTCGTCTTCGTGAAGAAGATCACGAGCCCGGCGACCACGGCCGCTATCGCAATGACGATCAGGCCGAGCGGGTTCGCGGACATGGCCGCGTTCCACGCCCACTGCACGGCGGTCGCCGTGCCCTTCGCGATCTTGTCGAGCTTCAGCGCCTTGGCGACCTTACCGAGCCCGGACCCCATCGCGGTGAGGAGCGACTTCCCGCCCTCGACGGCCACGTTGAGGAGGTCGCCCGCGTCGGCGGCGGCCTGCATCCCGACGCCGAGCCCCTGCATCCCGGCGCCGATCGGGCCGCCGACGACGTCGCCGAGCCCCGACAGTGCGCCGGCGGCCTGCGCGCCCTTCGAGGCGAGGGTGTCGGCGCCCTCGGCGGTGCCTTCGAGGGAGTTGTCGATGGACCGCCCGGCCTCCTTGGCCTCGGACTCCATCTTGTCGAACCCGGCCGAGACGTCCTTGGTCGCGTTCTGAAAGTCCTTGTCGTCGGCAAGAATAGAAAAGCGAATCGGGCGACCGGCCATTAGCCTTTCCTCCTTACCTTTTTCTAATGATGTCCAGAAATGCTTCTCGTTCGAGCCTGGTCAGGTTCGGGTACTCGCTCGGTTGCACCCCTGTCGCCAGGACGAACGCGGCCATGTCGTGCGCCCTCACTCGCCGGGCGCGGCGTCTTTTCCCTGGGCGGTGTCCGGGTCCTCGGGGTCCAGCTCGACGGCCTCGTCGGCGAAGTAGCCCTTGCACTCGTCGCCGGTCATGCCCATGACGCGCGAGTAGGCGGGGCCGTCCTTCTCGCCCGCGCGGCGGAGCATGACGAACACGAGCGCTCGCCCGAGGCGGGTCGGCGGGAGGTCGTTCGGGTCGGCGCCGAACGCCTTCGTGATCGCGAGTTCCTCCCACCCGTTGAGGGACGACGCGGCCTCCTGCGGGGTGAGCTTCTCGACGTCAGGGGTGTCCTGGAACGTGACGATCGTGTCGGTCATGCGAGGTCCAGCCTTTCGATGAGTTCGCCGATGCCGTCCTCGAACATCTGCGGTGCCTTGGTGTCCATCTCGGCGTCGGTCTTGGCGATGAAGTTGGAGGCGGCGATACCGCGGGCGGGCCACCCGTAGTTGATGGGGCCTGCGTAGGGGACGCGGGCCTTGCCTGCGGTGATGACGGCCTTTCCCTTGGCACGGTTGCCTCGGATGGACGCGCGGAGCGCGCCGGTGTCGACGGGGGCGTGGCGGGCCGCGATCTCGGCGCCCTCGCGCGCGATGGACGCCATGACGTCCTTGAGGTCCTCGACCTCGACGCCGAGCTTCACGAGGTCGCGGGTCGTCTCGCGGAGCCCCTCGATCGCGACCGCCACGGCCTACTCCTCGGGCTCGCCGTAGTCGCCCGTGGTCACGAGCGTCGGCTTCTCGGTGAACTTCCACTCGAACTCGTTCGTGAACCGGGCCGTGGTCGACTCGTCGGCCTCGCCGCCGACGAACGTGCCGTCGGGCTCGGACACGACGACCGTGCCGGCGAACCCGGGGTTCGTCGCCGACAGGGTGCCGCCGCCGTAGGGGTTCAGCACGATCGGGATTTCCTCACCGAGGTGCAGCCACATGAGGTTCCACAGCGACGTCGCGTCGGCGGGGTCCTGGAGCGCGGTCCCCTTGAGGGTGTACTCACGCTTGCCGCCCTGCGCGGCGTCGAAGAACGTGGTCACGTCCGCGTCGGCGGCGGCGGCCTCGATGGAGCAGTTCGTGACGTCGGCGTAGCGCTCGACGCCATCGATGAGGACCTTGAGGGACCGGGTCCCGAGCGGGGTGGACGACATGGCGGGTTCCTTCCTGTCACGCTTCGCGTGTGCCGTTGATGACGAGGCCGTCGACCTGCGCCTCGTCGTAGGTGATGGACACGGGCGTGAGGGTCACGGCCCGAAGGTGCGGGGCGAGGGCGACGAGCAGCGGGACGGCCCACCGGTCCAGGAGCTTCTCTGCCTGCACGTGGTCCTGCCCGAGCGGGATGACGACCTCCCACGTCGCGACGTACAGCGGGGCGAACCGGGTGTCGGGGGCGAGCTGCGCCGTGCGCACGTACCCGCGACCCGGCTTGGAGTACTGCTGGAGGTACGGGGTGACGGTGATGCCGTCCACGCTCGACGCGGCGGCGGCGAGGTCCTCGCGGGCGCTCATCCGACCGGGAGCTTCCTGTACGGGGCCTCCAGGCGGCGGACCTCGGCGTCGGTCCCGCCGACCCGGTTCGTCGCGACGTACCCGTCGGCCAGGGACGCCTGCACGCCGAGCGGGAGCCCACGGAGCGCGAGGTTGTGCGCCACGCGCCGGAACAGGGCCTCGGCGATGTCAGCGGCGTAGACGTCGCCCGCGTCCTCGTCGTCGGGATCCACGGGGACGACGGGGATCGTGCAGACGGCGGCCTGCGCCTTCGTCTCCGCTGCAAGCGCGGACTGGAGAGTCTCGTCACTGACGAGGTCGTCCTCCAGCTCGAGGTACGCCTTCACAGCGTCGAGGTCGGGCGGGGTCGTGGTCACGGGTCACCTCCTGTCGGCGGGTCGGTGGGGGCCGGTGACGCCGGGCGGGCTGGGGCGCCCGGCGTCACCGGGGGTCAGGCGGTGGCGTCGTAGGTGATCTTGCGGACGCGGTTGACGTCGAGGACGGCGGTCCCGACGTACCCGAAGACGCCGACGTTCGCGGTCGTCGCGACCGTGTCGGGCAGGGCGATGCGCTGGGCGCCGGACGCCCACACGCCGCCGAACAGCGGGTCGAACAGGTAGGACTTCTGGCCGGTGCCGACGGCGCCGAGCGACTTCGCGGGGGTGAGGTTCCACCCGCCGACCGCGATGGACGCGAACCGGGCGGCGGTGGTGCCGTTCGCGTTCTGCGGGGCGAGCTGCGGGAAGATCGGGCGGCCGTTGTCGTCCTTCGCGGCGGCGAGCGCGGCGTACAGCTCGGCGTGCCCGAGGAACCCGGTGAAGTCCTCGCCGCCGTCGATGAACGGCAGGAGCGCGAGCTTCTGGAGCACGGCCTCGGCGAGGTCAGAGTCGGCGGTGCCCGCCGCGATGACGGTGCCGAGCTCGGTCGCGGCCGACCCGGTGAGCAGCGTCGCCGACTTCGCCTCCAGGGACGCCGCGTAGGCGCGCTGAATCTGCGTCCAGATCAGGGCGGACACCTGCGGGGACCCGCCCGCGTCCACGACCTCGCGCACGATCCGTGCCTGCCCGGACACGGCCGTCGGCGTGACCGTCTGCGACGTCGCGGTGAACGTGCCGTCGTCGGGCTCCTCACCCTCGGTGTGGTCGCCCACGAGGTCGGACGCGGACCCGAACTTGGGGACCACGAACGGGGTGATGTTGTTCAGCGGCCCCTTGTTCAGCGCGTCGTAGACCGGCGTGCGCGCGACCTGCTGGTCGACGTACAGGTCGGGCCGGTACGTCGCCGGGGCGAGCGCGCCGACGTCGCCCGAGTCCGTCGCGGCGAACTGCGCCGCCATGAACTCGTCGAGGCGCTGCTTCGCCTCGCCGTCCTTGAACCGGATCGCGGCGAACATGTCCGTCGAGAAGTCGTGCTCGGACGGGCGGCCGTCGAACCGGTAGGGGAGCGGCTCGGCGCCGACGGACGCGCCGGTGCCCTCACCGGCGGCGGGCGAGGTCTCGCGCTGGGGGAGCGCGGCGACGAGCGCGGCGAACGCCTGCGCGGCCGACGGGTCGCCGACCGCCTTCTCGATCGCGGCGAAGTCGACCGGGCCGGTCGACGGTGCGGGTGTGGGCGTGCCCTCGGTGGGCTTGTTCTCGTCCGGCATGGCGGACCCCTTCTGTGCGGTGTTGTCCGGCACGGCGGACGCCGCGACCGAGGTAACCCGGGCGTCATCGAACGCCGGGGCGGGAACGAGGGCGACGTGCGCGATCGGGGCGGTCACGCCGCGGTTCACGTCGTCGCGGGTGGTGAACTGGGCACCGGCGCCGAGCCCCATGGACAGGCCGTCCCAGACCTTGTCCTGGGCCATGGCGAGGGCGCGGTCGCCGTCGGCGCCGCGCGCGACCTTGAACGTCCCGACGACGCCGTCGTCGGTCTTGTCGAGCGACGTCGCGTAGCCGACGGAGCGGGCGTAGTCGTGGGCGCCGCCGGTGAGCTTCACGCGGGTCACGTCGTCGGGCCACGAGAACGCGGTGTCCGCGTCGAACACGAACTTGCCGGCCGCGTTCGTGCCGACCTTCCCGAACGGGACCACGAGCCCTCGAATGGTGCGGGCCTCGGCGTCGACCGCGAACACGGTGGACGTCGTCGTCTCGAACGTCATGTCAGCCACGGGTGACCTCCTGGTCGGTGCGTGCGGTGATCTGCCCGACGTCGACCGGCTGCTGCGGCTGGGTCGCGGGGACGGGGGTGTCGAGGAGCGGGCGCCCCTCGGACGCGCGGACCTCGTTCGTGTCCGCGTACACGCCGACCTGGAGGCCGAGCTGGTACGCCTGGAACCGGGTGACGTCGTCGGACCGGAGCATGTCGGAGAAGTCGACGGCGACCCGGTACCCGCGCGGGGTGACGTCGCCCATGGACAGGCGGTCCTCCAGCGCGAGCGCGTACCCCCGGAGCGTGTCCTGGATGCGGGCCTGCTTGCGGTCGAACGCGTTGAAGTACGTGCGCGACGTCGTGGAGACACCGAGGTCCTCGGGGTCGATCCCGGCGACCCGGGCGAGCTCGAGCACGGCGTGGTCGCGGGCGGCGGCAAGCTGGAGCTGCTCCGGGTTCCACGCGTTCGTGTGGTACGTGAACGCGCCGGGCACGTACCCGGTCGCGCGTATCCGCCGGGCCTCGAGCCACGCGTCCATCGCGGCGTCGACGGCCTCCTGCGACGGGTCGACGCCGTCGGTCGGCGTGAAGTAGTCGAGCGGCTGGTCGCCCGAGCTGTAGCGGGCGGCGGCGGCGTCGAGGGCGGCGGCGGCGCGGATCGCGCGGGCACCGGCGACGAGGAGCGGGTCGTTCGGGGAGTCGAACCGGATCAGGTCGAAGTCCGACGCGTACTCGTACACGACGCCCGAGTTCCCGGCCTTCGTGTAGTAGACCTTGCCGTCCTGCCGGACCGTGACGGTCCGAGGGTCCAGGCGCCGCACCTTCGCGGGGTACCCGTTCCAGGTGGTCTCCACGACGAGCCACCACGCCACGCCCTCGAACAGCATGTCCTCGAACGTGCGGGCCATCGTGACCGAGCGGGGGATACCGCGCTCGGGCTGCTCCAGGAGCGAGCTGTACGCCTCGGTCTTGTCGGCCATGAACAGCTTCACCGGGAGCGACCCGAGGGTCCCGGCGATCAGGTCCCGGGCCCGCTTCACGGCGGGCACCTGCATCGCGGACCGGCGCCCGACCCGGGCGGCCGGGGCGATCACGTCGTCGTACGACGTGAGCCCGAAGAAGCTCGCGGGGATGTCGTCCGTGTCGATGGGGCCGGAGAACGCGGGACCGGCGACGTCGCTGTCGAAGGACGTGATGTCGGGCACCCGCCCGAACAGCCTCGCGATCGCTCCCATGCGGCACACCGTAGGCGTCACGGTGAAGCAATGCAACACGCGAGGGCATCGCTCGGCGTGTCGGGTCAGGCGGTGCGGCGGTACCGGGTCGGAACGACGACGGTCGCGGCGCGTTCGGTCGGAGCGTCGGCGGCGGCCCACACGGCAGCCTTGAGCGCGTCGGCGCGGCCGGTCGACCGGATCCGCGGACCGTCGGCGGCCTCGGTCGTGCGCACGGCGAGGACCTGCCCGGTGAGGTGGTCGCTGCCGTCGTGGCGGAGCTCGTCGTTCGCGAGGGCGCGTTGCAGGTCGCCGACGGCGGTCCTGGTCGTGCCCGCGCGCTTCGTGACGCGCACGCCGTTCACCTGCCAGGCCGGATGCTCTACGAGTGACGCGCCAACGACGACGCGGCGAGCGCACCCGTACCCGGCGACCGTTGCGGCCGCCTGGTCGAGGTTCGGGAAGTCCTCGACACGCACGACGACCCGCCCGTCGAGGCGCCACGCGCGGGCAACGGACACACCGTCGGAGAACCACGACTCGACCGCGACCGACGCGGGCGGACCCTGCACCGGGTCGAGGTCCACTGCGAGCGCGCCCCACGCCTCGGGGGTCACGACCGCCGTCCCGACGACGCGGCGCTCGGCGAGGCGCCACACGTTGAGGTACTGGGCCGCGAACCCGGCCATGGGGTCGGGGTCGTCGAACTCGGGATCGTCCTCACCCCGGAGCGCCTTCGCGTACTTCGCGGCGATCATCTTGCGGCGGTCCTCGGACCAGTGCGGCGACGCGGCCCGCCACACCTCGGGGTCACCGAAGTCGGCATCCGGGGGCGCGCCCCACAGGAGCAACAGGACCTCGGGGTCGTCGGTCGTGATCGCGTCCGTGATCCGCTGCCGCATGGTCGACCGGGCACGCCGGTGCGCGGTCGAGGTGAGCACGAGCTGCGCCGACGAGCGCTCCAGGGTCGCGGGCTCGAGCCCCTCGTCCACCGTGTCGGGCTTCACGTCCCACGCCTCATCCACGAGCCCCTGCGTGACGTCGTACCCGTACACGGCGTCCTGCGCGCGCACGAGCCACCGGTCCCCGTTCGGGGTCTCGACCTGCTCCTTGCCGTTGCCGCGCGTGACCTCCCAGTGGGCGCGTTCCTCGGCCCACCGCCACGCGGCCCGCTGAATCTCCCGGCAGATCGCGACGTCCGACCCGGTGTGCACGATCGTCTGCACCTCGCCGAACAGGTCCTCCCCGTTCGCCATGCGCCACAGCGCGCCGCCCCTCATCTTCACGGACTTCCCGATCCGGCGCGGGCCCGAGTCGATCACGACCCGGTGGCACAGCGAACCGTCCGCCCGGTGCTCCAGCTGCCGGACGATCGAGAGCCGCTGCCACCACCGGAGCGTTATCCCCTGCTCCCACTCGATCCACTCGACCGCGTCCCACCCGTAGGTGCCCACGGCGTCGGCCGGCACGGGCGTCATGAGCAGCGGCGGGGCCGCGTCCTCGGGAACGTCGAGGAGCGGCAGGAGCCACGGGGACCGCGCGAGGGTCTCGACGTCCCACAACAGGCCGGGCCTGTGGATAAGCGGCCGACCCGGCGCGTCGGGGAGAGAGAAAGGAAGTGGCGGAGACTGCCCGGGGGTGCGCGCGCCGGAAGAAACCACGCCCCGGAGCGCGTCACGTCGCGCCTTCGCGATCACGCCTTGCTGCCCGGACGCGTTCGAGCACGACCGGTGTTCGACTCGCCAGTTCGACGGCTCCCACGTCAACTCCGGGTAGGCGCCGCGCTCGGCGATGTGACCGAGCGTCCAGCCCGACGCGGGGTAGCGGTCGACCTTCTTCCCGCACCGTCCGCACACCGTCGGCCACACCGTCCGCGCTTCGAGTTGCGCCCGCGCCTCGGCCACCGCACGACCCGACCACGGGCGCACAGCACCACGCCCGCCGCTCGACCCCGCGAGGTCGAACAGCGCGGCGTGGTGCTCGGCGATACCGGTCGTCACACGACACCGCCGACCAGGTAGGACTTCGTCGTTCATGCTGCGGGCTCCTGTCGGGTGTACGCGTGGACGGTGGACGGTGCGATGCCGAGCGCGGACGCGACCGCTCGAACGGACTTCCCGTCCGAACGCATGGCACGGGCTCGGGCGACGACGTCGGGCGGGGTGCGCTTCACGGGGCGGCGGGTGTGCGTGATGTGCTCGACCGTTCGAGCGGCGCGCACACGGTCGAACGCGGACGGCTCGAACGTCACGCCGACGACGTCGGGCGCGTTCGGCGTGGGCGTCCGCTCGGCGGGTCGGGCGACGATCAGGTCAGCGATGGTGTGCGTGGCGAGCAGCACGGCCACGGGCGCGAGGGCGACGACGAGCGTGCCCACGAGCCGCTGCACGGCGTCGTCGGGCGCCCACCCGTGCGCGGCGTTCCCGCCCACGGACACGGCCGTCCAGAGCGTGAGTGCGGCCCATGCCGTCCACTGCCGCTCCCCACGCGCACGAGCGACGAGCACGGCGAGCGTGTAGACCGCGATCGCGCCATCGATCATCACGGGCACGCACCACGCGAGGCGGCCCGGCACGTGCCCCCACGCGGCGAGCTGAACGAGCCCCGCGAACGACAGGGCGAACGACACGGCCGCGAGCAGCACGGCCGACGTCGTCGCGACGACGAGCACAGGCCGGGTGTCCGGGTCGATGCGGGCGCTCACAGCACACCACCGGTCACGCGGACGGTCGTCACGGGGCGCGTGGCGGGCTGGATGGTGTCGAGGTTGACGAGCGCGACGCACACCTTCGCCCACGCCTGCATGACCTCGTCGGCGGCGGCGGCCACGTTCTCGCTGGCCGCGCCCTCGTGGTGGTGCTTCGCGTCGTGGAGCTGCTGGCCGAGCGTGTCGAGGTCGGAGCGGATCATGACGAGGCTGTAGCGGACCTCGTCGTAGTCGAGCAGGTTCCCTGCCATGGTGCGTCCTCTCAGTGGGGTGTGGTCCGGCTACGTCGCCGGGTCGTCAGGTCGATCACGCGGCGCTCGTCGTCGTCCGTGTCGTGGGCGGCGGCCATCGCGTGGTCGAAGAGCAGCGGCTGCCGCACCGTCGCGGCGACGACGGCCGCGCGCTGCGTCTTGGCTCGGTCGTTGCGCCTGCACCACGGGCAGATGGACTCGCCACGCTTTGTGCGCCTCAAGGTCTCGTAACCGTGGTCACAAGTCGGCGTGATCGTCGTCATGTCGTGCCTCCTGTCTGTGGTTCAGTTCGTGCGCTTCGTTTGGTCGTTTCTTGGTTCGTTCTGCGGGTCCCGGTTGCTTTACGAATCCCTGCCTCACCGATGGTGGGTGGTTGAGTTGGGCGGACCCCATGTAGGCGAGAGCGCAAAGCGACTCGCCTACATGGGGACCTCACCGACGGAGCCTGGGCGTCGTCGTTCGGACGCGCTACGGGTATGAGTCGCCTGCGCCGGGACCGGGTACTGGACGGGGACCACCGGCCGCCTGCACGTGCGGCCCGTCGTGCACGGCCTCACGGCTCGTGCCCTGGTGCTCCGGGTCCGCCTTCACGCACGGTCCCCGTCCTCGGGTATGCCCTTTGGTCTCACTACACCCGGGGGCCAGCCGGTGCCCTTCTCCCGTGTCGTGGGACCGTCGGGGGCGGTCCTGGGGTGCGATGTTCGGTTAGCTCGTTGGCGTCCTCGTTGCCAGGCCGCGCTACAGGGCGCCTGGTGGGCCGCGCTGGCCGGTTGGGTCCGTCACTCGAACGCCCCCCCGTCGAGCACGCCTTGCTCGTACTCGGCGAACGTGAGGCGCCTGTTCCGGGTCCAGAACTCGAGCAGCTCGTCGGACGCCCACTTGTGCGCCCGCTCGTGCGGCCCGATGAACAGCGACCACGGGTCGACCCCGGCCGCCTTCGCGGCCCGGTTCAGGAGCACGCCACGGCACTCCAACTCGGCCCGCTCGTACTGCGAGGCGCGGTGCAGCTCGAAGTCAGCCCGCACCGACCGCCAGTACGCAATGGCCGTGTCGAAGATCGCGCTCACGCCCGGGCCTCCCGGACGTCGAGCGCCGCCAGGTCGGCGGGCCACTCGCGCGCCGGGACCCGCATGACGAGCGCGAGCCCTGTGGTCGCTGACCGGAACGGCTCGACCTTCCAGGACGGCGCGCCGCACGGGGTGGCGTGCAGGTCGAACATGAGGTCAGAGACCTCGGGCTCGGCCGAACGAACGAGGGCGTGCATGGGCATGTCCATGCCCTCGTCCGTGATCGGGAACACGGCCGTGAACGTGTGCGTCGGGCCGTGCCCGCGACGCTGCGCGGGGGTCACGCGGTCACCTGCCACGACCACGCCACGAACTCGCACCCGGCGTACACGGCGGCGGCGTACAGGGCGGTCCAGAACAGGGCGCGCACGGTCGCGCGCGTCGCGCGCTGCACCGGGTTCACCGGTGGACCTCGTACCAGATCGCGAGCACGAGCCCGAGCACGAGCGCACCCGTGAGCAGTCCGTACCCGAACCCCTCAGCCGCGCTCACCGGGACCGCCACGAGTGCGAGCGCGCGGCGAGCTCGTCGAGCAGCTGCGCGGCGTCGGCGTAGGGGAGCGCGGCGGCCACGTTCTGCGACAACGCCAGGACGTGCGCGGCCGAGCGGGCCGCCGCGTCACGGGCGGTCGCGAACACGTAGTACGTCGAGCGGGTCGCTCGAGCAGGCATCGCACACGCGAGGAAGTCCGCCGCCGTCACGCGCGCCCGGCGCATCCGGTCCGGCGTCACCGGGCACCGACCACACGGTCAGCGCCGAACGCGGTGGCGGCGGCGCGGCGGGCGGCGGCGATGCGCTCGACCTCGGCACGCTCGAACAGGTGAACGCCGTTCGGGCCACCCGGGAGCCGGAGCGCCGGGGTGATTCGGCCGGCGGCGACCCAACGAGACAGGGTCGAGCGGTCGATGCCGAGAATTGCGCAAGCGGCGACGGTGCCGATGTGCGTGTCTTCGAGGTCCGTCATGGGAGACAGCATGCAGCAATGCCTCATGCGATGCAAGACGTGACGCTAGGTGTCGAAGCGACGGAACCGGGCTACGCTACACGACACGGCGGTGCAAGACGTCTTGCCAATGCGATGACGTGGTGCGATGCTCTCGATATGAGCATTCAGACCGAGGGATACACGGCGGCGGACCTCGCGCCCGACCTCGCCGACCGCATGCGCAAGTCGCTGCGCGTGTCGGGGGTGCCGGTGCAGGCCATGGCCGATTACTTGGAGGTCGACCGGAACACGGTCGGCCGGTGGATCAACGGCCACGTGCGCCCGAGCGGCGCCATGATCAAGCTGTGGGCTCTGCGCGTCGGCGTCCCGGTCTCGTGGCTCCGTGACGGCGTCACGCCGATGTCTGATGACGCGCCGGACGGCGGCGAGTGCCCCGAGCAGGACTCGAACCTGCAACCTACGGTTTTGCGGCCGTCGGTGCCCGCGTGGCAGGGGTCGGCGGCATGAGCGAGCCAAGCAGCGTGGAGCTGCACGAGGAGCTTCGCCGGTCCTCGCAGGCGGGCTTGGCGGCGGTGGTCGCGGGCGCGCGCCTCGCGGGCCTGGTCATGGTCGAGCCGGACGAAAGTTCAGGCGACGAACTATGACGAGCGCGCGGGCGGTCGCGGAGCGACGGTGGGGCATGGCCTACACCACGATGACGTGGGCGACCGCCGTTGCTGCGTGGCTCGTGATGCTGCGCGCTGCTGGTCACCCCGAGACGACGATCCGGACGAAGCGACAGCACGTCGAGCAGGCGGCGCACGAGCTGCGGGGCGACCCGTGGTCGGTGACGCCCGAGCGGCTCGTGACGTACATGGCGGGGCACGAGTGGATGCCCGAGACGCGGCACGCGCACCGCACGTCCCTGCGGGGGTTCTACGCGTGGGGCGTGCGGGCGGGCCTGTGCGAGGCGTCACCGGCCGACGAGCTGCCGCCGGTACGCCGGACGCCCCCGCGCCCTCGTCCGCTGCCCGAGGGCCTGTTCCGGGCCGCTCTCGCCGACGCGGGGCCGAAGGTGCGGCTCATGGTCCTCCTCGCCGGGGACAACGGGCTGCGGCGGGCCGAGATTGCGGTCGTGCACACTCTCGACGTCCTCGGCGACCCGGGCGTCTACTCGCTGGTCGTGCATGGCAAGGGCGGCAAGGAACGCGTGGTGCCGATCGCGGACACCCTCGCCCGGGTGATCCTCGCCGCGCGCGGGTACCTGTTCCCGGGGCAGATCGGCGGGCACGTGTCCGCGGCGCACGTCGGCAAGCTCGTGTCGGGGTTGCTGCCCGACCGGTGGACGACGCACACGCTGCGGCAC